CAAGATCATGAAGGTCTGGGAGGTCCTGGGCGTTGAAACCGAAAGTTCCAACACCAAGATCACTCTCAACAAGAGCTGGCTCGCACCCAAGCTGGAGGCTACCGACGTCGTGATGGTGGTTCCTTCCTCCATCTCCGGCACCGGTAAGGGCGTCGTTGCTGGCACTGTCACCGACAACCAGGACGGCACCATCTCCATAACCGTGGCCACCGCCAACATTGACAGTGTTGCCGCCGGTGACTTCCTTTCCATCGCCGCTGAAGCCGGTTCGGACAAGGCCCTCAAGGTCAAGGCCAACAGCGTCTTCACACGCGACCTCTATGCCGGTAACGGCCAGAACTTCGTCGATATTCCCCGTGGCGAACTCTACTGCTACGTGAACACCGTCAACGGTATTCCCGCCGCCGTGATCGCCGCCGCCCGTGAAATCGGCCTGTTCATCGAACCCGAGTATTTCGCAGAAGTAAGCAACAGCTAAAGGAGGACTGAATTATGGCAAAGAATCTCATTTCCGGTCTGTATTCGACCGAATTTTATCAGCTTCTTGAAGGTGCCCTCCTCGCTCGCGGTTACGCATCCCTCGAGGATTGGATCGCGGAAAACCCGAACTACTGGTTCGATGAGGAGGAGTGGAAGTCCATCTACACCCTCGCACCCTTCGAGAACCCCGCCCGCACCTTCGAACAGAAGATCGGCGAGCGCAGCGTTCCCATCATGGCCACCTACCTCTCCGACGAGGCAGAAGGGCCCCTGCTCCCCGCCTCTGGCTTCTCGAAGAAGACTGGCGAAATCCCTCGTATGGGTCGCGGTGTCGCGTTTGACATCGACGCTTACGAGAAGATGCAGCAGCTCGCCCGTCAGGGCGTGAACGTTCAGGACCCTTACTACGACCAGTTCGTAAAGGACACCATGAACCTGTTCCAGAGCATCCACAGCCAGCGCTCCTTCACCGGCCTCCAGGTGGAGTCCAAGGGCTCCTATGTGACCACCCTCGCCACCTCTAACGGTGGTATCGTCGGTTACGAAATCAACCTCAACCCCATTGCGGCCAACCGCAAGAAGTGTGGTGGTTTCTGGCTCGGCGATTACAAGCACGGCACCAAGAACGCTTGGAGCAGCGCCAGTGCGAAGCCCCTCGGCGACCTCGAGGATATGTACAACTACGGCTGGAGGATGCGCTTCATCCCTCGTGATCCCAAGGCATCCGTCTTCCGTATCAGTGCATCCAACTGGGAGGTGCTGAAGGCCCACGCCGACACCAAGGCCCGCGTGGCTATGTGGAAGTACGGCCCCACCTCCGGCTCCCTCGACGCCTATGTCGTGAGCGACGAAGACCTCAAGAACTGCATCGCATCCTTCGGACTGCCCGCAGTCGAGGTCGTGTCCTACTACGGCTTCGGAACCCTCATCAACCCCACCTCGAAGAAATTCGAGACCGTTGAGACCGAGGCTTTCGACCCCAACACCGTAGTGCTCCGTCCTGCCGGTAAGTTCGGTGAAATCCAGTGGAAGCGTGCGACCAACATCCTCGCAACCGCCGATTCCCCGATCATGTACTCCGAGGGTGGCGCCATCGCTATCTGCGAGGATCGTGGCAAGAAGGGTCTCGTCTTCCAGGCCGAGTCCATCTGCGTGCCCGTTCCGAAGGCCATCCAGACCGTACTGTACCTGAGCACCAACCAGGCGGCATCGTAGTCCAAAAACACGTGTGATTGAACCGAGATTATGGCCAAACTGATAGAAGATTATCTGAAAGACCTGACGGCGTTCGACATCACTGACGGCGCCATCGAGAACGTCCTGATTGATGCGGGCGTTCCCGCTGGCTCCGAGGTGACGAGCCTCACCGTCAAGCAGATGGACCTCTGCAAAGCATACACCTATCTCTGGTGCGCGTCCACTCCCTCCATTACGGGCTCCGTTGAGGACTCGGACAGTGGGTGGTCCCACCGGGAAGGTGGCAAGCAGAGTTCCGCCTACGACAAGAGGCTTATGCGCCAGATGGGTCTTGATCTCCTTGCCAAGTATGGCCTTAACTCGGCGAAATCGACGATTCATTTTGCGCTTGGGGGTATCCGAGTATGCCCCCGGCGCAGAAAATAGCTCTTTGACATGGCTTACAACCCTCGCTTCCCATACACGTTCCAAGTCCTCCGGGCAGTGATGGACGAGAACGGCGAGCCCGCCTATGGTGAGAACGCCGAACCTCTCTATCGCGCCGTGGTGCTGGACGTTGCGGAGTATGAAGGACAGATGCCGAAGATGGTCACGAAAATGACTCCTTCGGACTCTATGCTTCTGGACGAGGAGAATGTCTTTATCGTAACCGAAGACGGCAAGTATCTGATTGTCGGTGAGGAAATGGTCAAGGACCAGGTTCCGGTAACTCGTCAGAAGGTGCGTGTCCCCTTTGGGTACAGACAGCAGACCGCAAACGCCGTTATCAACGGCGACGTGATTATCGCAGAGATGAAAATCGCTTGTCCCTTGATTCTCGGTGACATCCGTACCAAGGATTTGCTCGAACTGACCGATAACGACAGAACCTTCCGGGCGGAGGTTGTAAAGAAAATCAACACCAATTTCGGATCGAATATCTGGTACAACGAAGTCAAGCAATGACGAATCAGGAGATTATTAGAAAGAAGTTCAAGGCTTTCCGCGAAGCAGTCCACAAGGGCGGGAATCTCGCTCTGTGCGACCAGATGTCGCGGACTCTTGAGCAGTCTATCAATCTCCACCAGCAACTCGAGGGTGGGTATCACACCCACCATACAGAGGAGTCTGATTCGCACGGTTGGGCCGTTGCAGACAAGACCGCTATCGTTGGGTCTGGCGCCAGTGTACTGGCTCAGCCCAATGAATACGGTTCTGCCGAGGACGATGCGAAGAAGGAGGCGATGAGGAGCAACGGAGGGCAGAAGGGCGTTTTCTCCGCGCTTATGGTACATCCTTTCGAGGGTGGCTCCGAGCACGATGAAGGCGGCATTCCCACCTCCGTAGGAGAGAGCGGAGAGCCCCACGATAGTGTGAGGTTCGAAACCAAGCTCCAAGAACTGCTCAAAGTCTCCGCGCATCAGAACTTTCCGTGGTATTACCGAAAGAACGTTAAGGTCGCAATGCAGCAATGAACAACTTTGACATTACCGACATAGAGACCACCCTGAAGGGTATCGTGCGTAGCGCCGGGGTTTCCGAGACCGTGTACTCTAACCGGCCCAAGGCAACGCCGTCCCCGAAGGATGATTTCGTCGTTGTGTCCGTAAGTGGCAGAGTTGAAGACGTTTCCGCATACGGCCAATGCCGAGTGTTGATTTACCTTTTCGCCCGCGATACCCAGGCTTTCAAGAATGGGTTGAAGTTGAGCAAGATGTACAATGCCTTCCGGGCGGGGCTTCCCGGCTTCGAAGGCAAGTATGAGTTCGACCAGACTCCTTCTGTGCTTGGGGATATCGCCGACGATTATGGCTACCACGCGAGGGTTATCGAATTGTTTGTGAACATTAAAACAAGCTAAATACTATGGCAACACTTACTTCCGCTATGAAGCAGGATTTGCACATTGGCAATTCCCAGCTCGCTATACTCCCGTACAACCCTACGGTTTCGTATAGCACCCCTACGGACTTCTCCGCCGCCGATGTCCTCTTCACCCTGGAGGGCACTCTGAATTTCGACGAGGGGTCCCCTTCGACCAACCCTATCCGTCTCGACCAGAAGCACGAGGTCATTGACGACGAGTTCTCCGAGGATCAGGAGTACACCATGACCGGTGACATCCCCTCGATCAACCTCGCTCTGATGTCCTACTTCTTCGAGGAGGGTTCCGCCGTCTCCGGTGTCAAGTCTCCGGATGGTGGCTTCACCTATGCCGGTAAGGGTTACGGCGCAGCCAAGACGAAGGAGGTTGTGGTCCTCGCTGTCTCCCAGAGCAAGAAGACCGCCATCATCCTGAACCACGTCAAGATGCGTCTCTCCCGCCCGAAGGGAAGCGACAACACCAACCCGAAGGTTATGAGTATCATGGGCGCTTGCATCGCAGATGTGAACGGCATCGTGGTTACTCCTCTGCCTACGGCCACTGCTGTGAGCCAGTAACATCGGGGGAAATCCAAACCCAAGGGGCGGGTGTTTTAATCGCCCGTCCCTTTTTTAATTCACGATTATGGCAGAAGAAAAACAGCCCTCCCTTGCGGCGAGACAGGCGGTGATGTCGATTCTTAACGACACCCCGACAGTAGTATCTATCCCCGGCACACGACACAAAGTGAAGCTGGGCTTTCTCCGTGACTGCACGGTGGATAAGGTAACGAGGCTTCTCCTTGAGAGGGAGGAACAGGAGGAACAGGCGAAGGAGGCGGAAGACCTGATGCGCTCCGTCGCCAAGCATCCGTATCTCAACCTCAAGATCGCGGTATGCTATGTTCTCAATGACTATTGGAAACTGCGTTTGTGGTTCCCTCTGGTTTGGAGGTGGTGGGCCTACGTCTGGCGACTCGACGAGTCCCAGGTGGCGAGCGTGCTCGCAGAGGCTCAAAAAAAAACGGCAAATCTCTTGAACTGGTATTCGATGAGTTTGGGATTAGGGAAGGCTATAAGAGCCGACCTCAAGACAATGGCGACTCAAAGCCCATCCCCTCTTACACCGAAATCGGGCGAAGAGCAGCCTTCATAAAGGATTTCCCGCAGTACGGACTGTCGCGGAGATTCTTTTTCGGTCTTGTGACTGTCCCGGAGTGGGATTCATACGCGGTACTGTCCCGCGCAAAAAAGCAGTTGATGCAGAGCGATCTGCCGCATACGCTCTACAACTACAAGGCGAAGGATGGGGACAAACTCTATAATCCCAATGATCCGGCCTTCGAACTCCAGAGGCAAGCGGATGAGAGGGCTGCGGCAAGAAGAAAGGCCCGCCAGGAGAAGGAGGGGTACACGGTGGAAGAGGTGTTCAATGGCGATGCCGATTAGGTTTGACAACACTTAAAACGACAATACAATGGCCGGTGGTGGTAACGACATAGATAGCTTGAAATTCAGTCTCGTTCTTGACTCGAAGAAGTTTGAGAGCGAGATGAAGCGTATTGAAGGCTTGACAGCGAAATTCGAGAAGTCTGTCAAGGAGTCTCTTGCTATTACCAATCTCCTCGAGGTGGCGCAGAATAAAGGCTCGAAGGCCACCGAGAAGAAGGTAAAGGCCCAGAAGGAGATTGTGCTTCTGACCCGTCAGGAGTTGGAAGCGAAGAAAGCGGCCGGGACCATTACCGACAAGGAACTCAAGCAACTGAATGATATTATCAAGGTCGATAAGGCGATTCTTGAGGAGGAGAAGAAGCAATATGACCTCCGAAAGAAACAGCTTGATATTGAAGGGAAGGAGTTATCGAATGCTCAACGCCGGAAACTTCTTGAAAAGGAGACCGGTGAGGTTATCGGCTTGAACACCCAGAAATTGATGTTGCAAAGCAACGTCTTGAAGGGCCTCGGGTCGTATGTTGCGCAGTATGCGTCTCTCTTTGGTGCCGTATCGATTGTGCGCAATATGGTGCGCATCACTGGCGAATTTGAGGCTCAGCACACTGCTCTACGTGCTATTCTTCAGGACACTGCCGCCGCAGACCGCATTTTCAATCAGTTGCAAGTTCTGGCGGTCAAGTCTCCTTTCACGTTCCAGAACTTGACTTCCTATGCGAAGCAGTTGACCGCATTCTCAATCCCCGTAAATGAGGTGTTTGAGACCACGAAGAAGCTGGCGGATGTCTCTGCCGGTCTTGGTGTGGATATGGGCCGTATCATCCTTGCTTATGGCCAGGTGCGTTCCGCCGAGTTCCTTCGTGGCCAGGAAGTCCGTCAGTTCACAGAAGCCGGTATTCCTATCCTCAAAGAACTGGCGCAGCAGTTCCAGGAAATTGAGGGTCACGCTATTTCTGTTGGCGAAGTCTTCGAGCGCATCTCTGCCCGAGAGGTGCCATTCTCTATGGTGGAGGAGGCTTTCAACCGAATGACTTCTGCCGGTGGTAAGTTCTACCAGATGCAAGAGGTTTTGGCCGAGACGGTCAAGGGTAAAGTCTCCAACCTCCAGGATGCGTGGGAGATTATGCTTTCGAAGATCGGCAATGAGAACTCTGGAACCATCAAGGGAATCATCACCGGCATCACCAATCTTCTTGCAAACTATGAAAAATGGATCGGGCTCGTTGGTGCCATTATAAAGTATCTCGGCCTCTACAATGGTCTTCTGTTGATACACAACACATTACTCAAGGCAAAGAATGCTTATACCACGCTTCAAAACAGCCTTGAGATTATACGCAACAAGAATCTCACTTGGGGCAATGTGTTGTTTGGCACCCAGAATGCGCTGGAGAAGGTACACCTCAAGAATCAAAAGGAGGAATTGAGGCTCACGGCCGCAATCACGGCCGCAAGAAAGGGCTTGTTTGCGATCCTATCTATGCTCGCTACGGTAATCTGGGTTCTGATTGAACGCAGTAGAAAGTTGAGCGAAGAGGCTAACAAGCATATCAATATCGTCAACGACGCGATGGCCAAGCTGAATGCGACATTGATTGACTTCGAGATAGGGGCCAATCGTGTTGAGTCTGCATTCATAAAGATGAAAGAGGCAACTGGCGACGCTACCGAGGAAACGAAGGCGTTTTACAAGTCGGTTGATGATTTGAAGAAACAGTTCCCGAAGTTCGTTGACGACAATATGAAGTTGGCGACAACCGTCGATGAACTTGGCCAGTATTGGGCGAGGGCTCGTATGGAGATGAACCAATACTATGCCGACGAAGCCAGAGAGTCTGCCCATAACGACCTTCAACAGAATAGGGACGAATCCGTTAAGAATTTATCGAGGGGCTTTTCGAAGTATGTAACCAATCTTTTCAAAAATAAGTCAGAGGGTAAGACGTATGCAACGATGGCGTGGCGATACGTTCTTGGTGATATAGATCGGTCTGAAATGGGCCCGATGGTCGCCAAGATGAGTGCGGCGTTCGGGGAGAAGACCGGTAACAAGTTAGACTATTCCAACGAGATTTTAAGGATTCTTGACGAGTATGTCGATAAGTATAGAGCCATTATGCGCGACTATGAGGATGCGCTTAATGAGACTGACGATATGCTCGCGGCCCACGAAATGTCAACTACGCGCCGGACTTTCAACGAGGCGTTGTTTTCATTATTGGGATACGATAAACAGGGTTGGTCTTTTGATAAAGGTGAAACATATACCTCGTATGGAGATTTAACCAAGGAGCAGCAAGACCAAGTCTTTGACTGGTTTATAAAGAGTAGCGGCCTTGGATTTCTGTCGGAAGATGGTGTCGATCAGTTTGCTGATAGGTTGCGCGAGAAATTCGCGGCGGAAGGCACGTCGGATAAGATTAAGACGGCTATCGAGGAGCTGTTCAAACAGTTTCCGAAACAGCTTGGCGTTTTATCGAACAAAAAGACTGGGTGGCAAGCTGATGTTGATAAGGTAATTGACGATTTCGGAGAAACCATCCGGAAGGCCCTCAAGGAAATGGGCACGATGGAGGATTCTGCGATTGACGAATTTGTTGAGGCTCACAAAAATCATGGAAACAGTTATCGTGTCGAAATGACCGACGACCTGAGCGATATGATTTCAGAGTGGACCAAGGGGCTCAATAAGGCGCAGACGGATTTGAATGCAATGCCTTCGCAGTATGCAAATCTCCAGAATAGCGTTTATGCGAATTATTGGCTCAACCTACTGCTGCTCCAAGCCATTTCTACCGGTCTTTACGGTACGCCGGACTTCGGCGGAAGCACCGCCGCCGCAGAGGCAGAGCGTAGGCGCCAAGAGCAAGAGAGGCGCGAACGCCAGCAGAGGTACAGGGAGAGGATTCGGCAGAAGATTTCTGACATCAACCAGAACTTCCAGAACCTCAAGGAACTGAAGGCGGCGTATGATCAGTTCAAGTCGCTTGGTTTCGATGATGCCGCTATCGATGGGCTTCTTACCAATTATTTCGGCACCGGCATACCGAAAAACGGTTTCGCATCGGCGTTTGAGGCTCTTGCCGTCGAGATGGATAAGTACGACAAGCACGCCGCCGAGGATATTCGCAATTTCGCCGCCGGAAAAGACTGGAGGGCGTATGCCAGTAGCATCGAGGCCGCACAGAAGGCTACGAGCAAGTT